ATTGTAAATACCGCTTACTAATAATGTAAATAATATATATACACCGGGTATTACATACCCAACAATATTTGAAATTTTGTCAGACCTCAGGAAATATAAAATTAATCCAAACCGTTTTGATAAACTATGGCATAAGCACAGATGGGAATTAGGGAAAACTGTTTCGTCATTTGATGGAGTAGAAATTCCACCCAAGAGAATAAACGAATGCTTATTTAACCAGGTTATGGAAATCCTTGAGTGTCAAAGTGGGGAAACCACAGCAGATAATTCGCTTTTTAAAGTTGGAAGTGCATCTACTTATGAGAATGTGCAATTTTCGGATCAGCACGATCCTTATATGTACGATGTTATATCTGATATGGACCCTACGCGTTGTATGCAAGATGCAAACGACGCATCACTAGCAAACTTCTTTTCTCGTCCTATCAAAATATCTGAACAAGAATGGTCTACAAGTGTCAATTTGAACTATGATATTGATCCTTGGAGTCTATATTTTGATAATCCTCGTGTTGCTAACCGTCTTACTAATTATAATTTATTAAAGGCTAATCTTAAAGTCAAAATAGTTATAAATGGTAATGGTTTCCAATATGGAAGAATGCTAGTGAGTTATCTTCCTTTTGATGTGTATGACACATTGTCTTCTAATGCTGCACTTGTACGTGAGGATTTAGTACAAGCATCACAACAACCCCATGTATTTTTGAATCCTACAGTTTCTACTGGAGGAGAACTGAAATTACCTATGTTTAATTATCAGAATTATATAGAAATACCAGAGTCACAATGGAGTGAAATGGGACGATTATACTTTAGAACCTTGAATACTTTAAAGCATTCAAATGGTGCTACAGATGTCGTTACCGTCACAACATTTGCATGGGCAGAAGATGTATCTATGAGTGTATTAACCTCAGTAGATCAAGACACATTGTCTCCTCAATCTGGTGAAATTGAAGAGGCAAATACAAAAGGAATGATAAGTGGTCCTGCTACCTCAGTTGCTAAATTTGCAGCATATCTGAAGGGAGTACCATATATTGGTCCATTCGCTACAGCTACTGAAATAGGAGCTGGAGCAGTTGCAGGAATGGCCAAAATATTTGGTTATAGTAGGCCCCCAATCACCAAAGCACCCGAACCTCTAAGGCCCACTCCTATTAGTTCACTTGCTTTAACTAATGTGCCAGATAATGCACAGAAAGTTACAGTAGATGATAAACAGGAGTTGTCTATAGACCCTAGAATTTCGGGTATCGGACCCGCAGATCCACTTAATATAAGAGAAATAGCTAAAAGAGAATCATATCTTACAACTTTTTCTTGGAATATTGGAACTGCACCAGACACTTTGTTATGGAATGCTAGAGTAGACCCATGTACTTGGGCTGAGAATGCTGGACCGCCAGTATCATATCATTTTCCAGCGTGTTGTATGGCAGCATTGCCATTTCAATTTTGGAAAGGATCTATGAAGTTCAGATTTCAAATAGTTTGTTC